CCCTGCTTCTCCCACACATCATACGGAACCGAATTTGCCTTTACCCTCTGGGGAATTGTCTCCTCAGGTACCCAAAAGAATGGAAGCAAAATATACTTCTCATCCATATCTCTCGGTGGAAATATCAATACCAGTGCAGTGATATCACCGGTACTGGATAAATCCAGTCCGGCATAACAGTCTCTTCCTTCCAGCAATCTCATATCAATCGGCTCATTACCCTTCATAAAGATTGCATCTGGAATCCAGGCTGTCGTTGAGCTCACCCACATGTTCAGACGGAGCCACTTAAACGTAACCTCATCCGCCGGATTCTGCTTTGCTTCTCTGTAAGCATCTCGAAGTCTTTCAATATCAACGGTATATCCAAGAGAAGGATTTACCTTATACCAGTTTGCTTCGTCCTCCCAATCTTCATCATCCTTCAGTCCATAGACCACCGGATAAAAAGTTGGATCCACACGCCTGCCCTCTAAGATATCCACCGCCTTTGTATGAAGCTCATATGCAATGGAATGTCTGTCATTTCCTGCAGTCGTGATTATAAAATGAAGCGGATTCTGTCTTGCGTCAGAGGAACCCTTGGTAAGGACATCATAAAGTTGTCTGTTCGGCTGTGTATGAATTTCATCAAATACCAAACCGCTTACCGAAAAGCCATGCTTACCCCCGACCTCTGCTGACAGCACCTGGTAATATCCGGCATTTCCATAATTTACAATTCTCTTGGTCGCAGCCATTAGCTTGCTTCTCTTCATCAGAGCCGGTGACATCTCAACCATTTGCTTTGCCACATCGAATACGATGGATGCCTGCTGACGATCTGCTGCAGCACCATACACCTCTGCACTTGGCTCATTGTCTGCATACAATAAATAAAGAGCGATAGCTGCTGCCAATTCACTCTTACCTACCTTCTTACATATTTCCACAAATGCAGTTCGAAACTGCCTGTTACCGTCAGGCTTAACAATTCCGAAAATATCTCTGATCAGCTGCTCCTGCCAAGGCAGCAGCCAGAACCTTGTTCCAGCCCACTTGCCCTTTGTATGACAAAGATTCTCGATGAAGGTTACAGCCCTGTCAGCCTTTGCCTTGTCATAATGAGAAGTCTCCAACATAAACCTAGACGGCTTGTATTTCTTCAGCTTCGGGTAATCCTTAGGCCTTGTTTCCTTTGCCACTAACTACCACCTCCAAGCAATGCCTCCATCTCATCCTCATCATCCTTAATCGCACCAGAAGCAGCCATGATTCTTGATCTTGCAGAAGGCGTTAATCCAAACTCTGCAGCAGCCTGAAGCATCAGTTTCTGATTTGTATTGGCAATGCCAACCCAAGGAGTCTGCTGCTGATATCCTTTATCCGTTGCAAAAGTAGAACCTTCCTCATCAATGTGCTCCTGCGCTTCTTTCCATCTTGCAAAAGACTGACAATATGCCGCAAATGCCGCCATATCAATCTCTGTCAAAACTCCCATATCAGAAAGCTTCTCACACAACCTCTCCCATTCAGATTTCGCCTCTGGGAGCAGCCAATCCGGACATTTAGGCATTCCCTTTGCCGGAACCGGCTCCTTCCTATTTAACTTTCTCTTACCCGGATTGCCTTCCAGCTTCTTAATCGCTGTAGGCTTTGGCTTTCTTCCTGCCATCGGAATCCCCTCCTTCCTAAATTTTTGCATAATAAAAGGACCATGTATCTCTACACGATCCTCACATCAATTTTCTATTTGTATTTTAAATATACTTCAGGTTTCCAGTCATAAGTTCATCTATTTTGCCCTCAAAAATCTCATTGAATACTTGTTCACATGGAATCCTGCACATTCGCTTTTCCTTCGAAGTATCCTGGATTCTAAAAGTGTTTTGATCTTTCCCTAGGCACTTATTCATATATGAGTCTATGTACGGCACCGCATCTTCTTTTGTGAAACCAATCTCCTTTTTTAACCTTACAAACGATGACAATACACTTATGCATCTAGCGCCGCCTATGCTTACAACACCATTTCTGGCATTTTTATCATCTGAACAAAATACATAGATTTGCTCACCAAACTTCAAATTGAGCACCTGTAATAAAACATATGATTTTAATTCACCGAGATTTTGTCCCTCTCCTATCGCATTACAATCATCCTGTAGCTGCTTCAAAAATTCTTCCCTACTTATTCTAAGGCAATCCATTTTTGATACAAGAAGAAACTTCTCCTCAAAATATCCATCCTTGTATGCATCGCAAGCAGTTTTCAACATATCTGCATATGCGCTAATGGCCAAATCACCATACACTTCTGATAATTCGTCCAGTATCATTTCATCATCGTACATACATATTGATTTTGAAGCAACCTTGGTCTCAAACCATTCTGGAGCACCTGCAATATTGTGACGCATGAGTTCTACATGAATCTGTTTATGACAATAAAACAAATAACCTGGCATTGCCATAATTTTATCTATTAACTTATTCTGATCATCCTTGCGTATTAAGTGCATCTTGGATATAAAGTCAGTATCCAGCAAGGCATATTTAACATTTGCCATATACCCACCTTATTTTCGATTTCGAAATTCCTTTCCAAGTTTTTCCAAGTATGCCCTATCAGATTCTTCTCTACTATCCACAAGTAATTCCTGTTCAGAATTGAAAGCTAGATTATCTAACAGACTTCCGTAGCGAAGCAAACGTCCACTATTCTGTTGCCACTGCTCTGCTTTCCCGGTCAATTCTATTCTGACTGAAATGCTTTCATTATTCTCTTGATAAAGGCTTTTTGCCTTCTCTTCTGTAATCACACCGCTTTCCACTAAGCGCAATACTACTGCTTTGTAAGGAAGTGCAAATAAATCCATAAGGACCAGTACATCATCAATCCCCATGTTTTCTTTTGATATTCCAAACATCTTAAACTGTTCTATCACACTAGCATCTGGCATCAAAAGCAAGCCTGCAAAAGCATTTGCCTCAAGATCTTCCTGCGTAGCCGCTATTTCATCCACCGTTTTTGAATCCAATAAAGAACCAGATGTAATAGTACTGGTATTAATATCTTCTGCATAGCAATGAATATGATATAACTCATGTGCAGTAGCAAAAATCTGCTTACACATTGGGAGTTCTGTATTCACGCACAAGAAGATGGTACCCTTTTTCACAAAAGTAAACGCCCATAGCTCATCATCCTTAAATGGATAGCGAAGCACTTCGAGGGCTAACTCTCTTTTTCGTGCATAATTAGAAACGATACCAAAAATGGATTCTCTAATTATTGTGTTCCCACAATAATTAACTGCAAAGAATTTGGTCAAATCATTTATTTTTTCAAATTGCTTCTCTTGCTTATAAAACAAGCTTTCAAAAAAAGTATCTCCCATTATGCCTCCCAAGGTTTCATCATGGCCATACCATTATCGCGAACTCGACTATGGAAAAGAATCATATCTGAAAGCTTATCAGCAATGTTAAGCGCTTCTTTAGCTTCGTCTGATTCAACTTTACCCATGAACGCATGAACAATATCCGTATCAACAGAATCTTCACGAACCTTGGTTAGTTCTTCCATTTTAACCCCAAGGAACTCTGCAATGCGCTTCAGTTCTACCGCATTAATCATTCTTGAACCATTAAGCATCTTACTTATGGTCTGTTTATTAGTCTGCAGTGCATCTGCCAAATCTATCTGTTTTCTATTCTGTTTTTTAAGAATCGCTACAATATTTGCTGCAATCATTGCATTTACATCGAGCATAATAATCTCCTCCAATCAACAAAATTTCTTCTGCCTCATGCTTATTATATGCCACAGCCACCATGTAGTCAATATTATAGTTACCAATTTTACATATTTTATTCAATTTGTTTCTATTTTAGTTACCGTATTATTGTGATACCCCCGTCTTCAATTTCGCGATTTTACACGCAAGACCCACCCGCCGTTCTTAGAGCGACAGGTCTGTAGAGATTTTGATACCCCCTACCGGTCATGCCAGCGATCCCCACGCTTCGCATGTATCTGTGAATGACACGACTTACACAACGCAATCAGATTGCTCCGATCATGTGTGCCACCTTCACTCAAAGGAAGCTTGTGATGAATCTCTTCCACTGGAACCAGAACTCCATGCTCGTAACACTTCTCACAGAACGGATGCTCTGCAGCATACTT